ATATGGAGTACGATAAGGCTGAATACATGGCTGATAGATTTGTCGCTACTCTAAACTCTTCCGCATTAGATATTAATAAGTTCAATACTATTATGTCTTATGTGGCTGCTTCTGGCGAAGCTGTAGGAGTTTCGTTCGAGAAAGCTTCGGCTATGATTAGCGTTCTTGCCAACTCTGGTCTTAAAGCTTCTCAGATAGGTACGTCTCTACGTAATATATTCTCAGAGCTTGTAAATAAAGGAGTTCAGGTAGACGATGTAATCCAGCAATTAAAAGACGGTGCTTTAACGTATGCTGACGCTGTAGAGCTTGTAGGTACACGTGGAGCTAACGCCTTGAAGATACTTGTAGACAAATGGGATGATGTTGAGAAAGCGCAAGAGAAAGCGTTCAACTCTCTTACGACATCTTCTGACCAAGCAATGCTTGTGGTTGAAAGAAACTTCGTCAATAGATTAATGAATAGTTTCGGAAGATTAGGCACAAGTATTAAATCTATATTCGCAGGACTTGTTACTAGCAGCGACGAAGATACTATCAAGAGGGTTATTAAGACCTACGAGAAAGACAAGAAATTCGCTGGGGATGGTGAACTGACTGGAGTGACGAAAGAGACCCTTGATAGAGAAAGAGATAAAGCCAGAGCTGGAGCAAGACTATTGTTCGACCAGTATATAGGAAAAACTGGAACAAACATATTTACCGATTCTAAGCAGAGTATTATGTCTGGATTCAAAAAGTATGTCAAGGACGATATTTTGGCTGGAGATGTGGATGATAAGATTCTAGAAGAGTTGATGTTCGACATAGGTCAGGATATTTCTAAACAACAAGGCGTTTATTATCACAACGTAGATGTGAAAGAAATACTCTCTAAGGAATATAAAGAATCTGGTGGAAAGCTAGATAAGCAGTATATAAAGAATAGATACCAGCAACTCATGGAAGAGCGTGGAGTGGCTAACTCTATGAACTTTAGAGATGAACGCTACTGGGACGAAATTATGCAATACGAGGAAATGAAACCTTCTAAGCAGGAGATTAAGAACATGAAATCTACTGACTTCGGAGTAATCAGTATGGTATTGCGCAATATGAGTAAGCAAGCTGAGTATGATAAACTTCTAGGTTCTGCCAAAGGGGTTGTCTCCAGAACCAATAGCGGTATATCTGGAACTGCCGACTACGACACTCAGAAAGCCATACGTGATTCTGGCTTGCTGGAATTGATGGGTATTAGAGGTAATCTTACTGAACAAGAACTTAATGACTATTTGGGAAGTAGCACTGTTACTGGTACTCTTCAGGAAATGAGACAGTTAGCCGACGCTATTAAGTCTGAGAAGCTAAAAGGTCTTGAATTAGACAAGGACTTAGATAAGGGTAGCTGGAAGTACAAAACCGAAGTAATGAAGGTTGAGGAAGAATATAGCACCGTTATAGATACTATCAATAAGTTTACAGAAGATGAGCAGACTAAATATTTCGCATTCTTAGGAGGTATGTCCTCTAGTGCTAAGTCTATTATTAGCTTGGAGGAAACTATGAATACCATGTTGTTGGAGTTCGACAAGGCTATAGAAGCGCAGGGAGAAATCCAGAAGCTAAATGAGCTGTTTAAAGACCCTAACGTCCTAAAGACTAAGAAAGGTCGGTTGAAGGTGCAAAGTGCGCTCACATCGGCTAGAAATAAGTCTAACGAGCTGTATGCTGCTAATAAGGCTAACCTGACTAACGAAGAGCAACAATTACTCGCATCTATCTCTCCAGAGGGTATAGAGGAATACAAGAAATCTGGTCAATGGCTTGGTACTTATGATTTGAATGGTCAATTCAACGAATCCGCTTATGCTCAGGCTCAACAGAAGAAGCTTGACAGCAATAGAAACTACCAGATTAGACTAGAAGCTGCAAAGACTGCTTCTGATAAGCAATATGATTCAAAAGAGAAGCAAGCGGAGGATGAGCGTATTAGACAACACGACGCTGCCGTTGATGTATGGGGTGGTGTTTCTCAGGACGCACTAGGAACTGCCATAGACGCTTACAAGACTTTTAACGACATAATGCTTCAGCAAACTCTTGATAGGATAAATAGGGAGATTGAAGCTGAGAACGACAAGGCTAATAAGCTTCAAGGTATCAACTCTTCCTTGCAGAAAGCTGGTCTTATCTCTGCTGAAACTTACGCAGCTGAGAAGGAACGTATCGACAAGGAGAATCTAGAAGCCGTAAATAACCTCAACGAGAAAGCTTTTGAGCAACAGAAGAAAGCTCAGAAGCAAGAAGCTACCATCAACTACACCCAGAAGCTAGCAGAAATGGCTATCAATGTGCTTGTGGCTAACTCTAAGCAAGGTGTGTTAGGTATAGCTACAGCTCCAGCGGTTATCGCAGCTTACACGGCTATAGCTTCGGCTCAATACGCAGTACAGATGGCAGCCATCGGTAAGCAGAAGTTCGTTCCTCAGAAGTACGAAAAAGGAGGTTACGTCGAGGGTGCTAGTCATGCGCAAGGTGGTATTCCTATTAGCGTAGGCGGTGATATTAGGGAAATGGAGGGCGGTGAGTTCATTGTTAATAAGAGGGCTACTGCAAAACATCTTTCTCTACTCAACGCAATAAACGAAACTGGCAAATATGCTGACGGTGGTTACGTAAGTCCTAGATATTCTTCCACTATAAGTAATGACCAAGTATCTATATCGCAAGGTGATAGCCTGAATCTTGAAATGGTGAAACTTCTGACTGAGCTTAGAAATAACCCTATCAAGGCTTATGTGCGTATCTCCGATATAGAACAAGGAAACGAACTTAGGGAGATTAATAGAAATAGATTTACGATATGATAAGAGTTTATGCTAATAAGAGGTATCTGGACTTAACGGAGGATATTTCTATGAAGCTTAACCGAGAATATGTGTCTACTGGGGGAAGTCAATCCCCCATAGGCTCATTTTCATACGGAATAAATATACCAGCAACTAAGAATAATCTGGATGCAATATCTTATAAATCAGGGTATTACACTAGAGATGGTATATCTGCTGAAATAGAATCGTCTATTCTTTCGTCTAAGCTTAACGCAGTGTTGTATGTCAATAGCGTTACGGTGAATACCAGCAACAGTCAAATTTCGGTACAGATAGTAGACCCTGTTACCTATATATTAAAACAAACGGACTTAGAATTTGAGGACATAATTGATGATATTATCTCTGTTAATGATACTAGCACTGGCACGGATTTGTGGGCTAGAAGGTATTTCAACACTACTGGAGAGGATAAAGCTTATACCGTCATTTGCGATGAGGAGCTTAAAGGTATTCCTCCTTTCGTGGTTAAAGTAAGCAATCTGGCTAAAGCGGTGTTTAGCAAGTATGGATTATCTTGCAATATGGATATTCCAGAAGATTTAGAGGTGGTTATTCCAGTAAAAGACTTAATATCAAATACTCACAAAGAAGGTGATTTGGCAGAGCTTCCTTTGGCTGGCAATATGATATGCGTTGTAGACTACACTTATTCTGGCACTGACGATAGATTGGAAGCCATAGCTGCTAGTTCTAAAGCTAAAGTATTTAGTGTAGAGAGCGCAAAGCTTAACTCGTCATACAAAAGTGGGTTCGTTGATTCTCAGTACGCATACGCATATGACAGCGACGCTCTTTATCAGGGAGCAAGAACATACTTCACTACCTATCTCAACGGCAAATGTTTTGTTAAGAATATAGAGTTTAATATCGAATATCTTAATAATCAGCTAATTAGGTTTGTGGGAGCTAAGGATAGCGCAAACGTTAGCTGGGAAACTGTTAGCTATAAGCTTAGTAGCGAAAGCGAGATAGCACTTGTTCTTAGTTTGTTGGGCAAAGATACTGTCGTGGCTAAAGGTAAGGTGAGGAACGTTACTAGGTCTAGCAGCAATTATTTGCAACTGTATGACTTCGAGAAGATAGTGGATATAGAGGAAATATACAGAAGTGCCCTTTCCATTTCTCCTACCGAGGATATATATCCAGTATATAAGCTAACGGCTCTTACTGTTGCCAATATGACGCAATCCGCTAACTCCAACTATCCTGCTAAGATAACATGGGCTGGGTATTCTATATTTGGTACTACCGAATCAGAAGCGCAAGAGAAAAGACAAATGGTGGCTCAACTTGTCTGGGATAGTAGCCCTTACAGCAACAAGATTACATTCGAACCTACTGCCACTCTACAGCTTATTAAATACAGCGAGGATGAGGGATATGTGGCTACTACTGGAATCAAGCTTAGAAGCAATAACAACTATGATACTATTCACGTAGGTAAGTCTCTTGATACTTCAAGCCAGAAGCCAGTGGATATTATTAAAGACTATATTAATAGATTCAATGTTAAGGCTTCTTTCGACGGTTCGTCTATATCAAGCAAGTCTAGCAGTAAGGTGTACATATCTACTGCCGACGCTGACAATATAGAGATTACCTCTCCTACGTCGGATTCTCTTACTAAAGACTTTTCTATAGAGAATGCTAAAGGAGATTCTGCTTTTGATGAATACACTGATGGCATAGGTCTGGGTAACTCGGATAAGATAGTAGTGGATAGTGCTGGTTCTAAGGAAGTTAAGACAACTCTCACTTCTTCTATATTACCTCTAAAACTGTGTGGGGATATTAGAATACTTGACGAGAACGACGCTGATATGATAAACGAATACGGTAGCGCAATACTCGCAGGTGTGTTTAGGAATGAGACGATGGCTTCTTCTAAATATGGACTTAGGTACGGATTTAGAGGTTCTGCTATTCAGGTTTATCCTCTTGTCAAATGTAGAACTTATACTACATACGGAGAGATACAGGGAGAGAAGAAAATCTATTCTGACGGAACTGAGCTAACCGATTCCACTTGGATTGATAGAACGATGGTAGAGTTGAAGAGAAACAGAGAGGATAGTGGCAGTATAGAGAGCTTATCTTTTAACGACAGAGAAGCTGAATATTATCCGAACAAGACTTACTCTAACGCATTAGACACCTACTTCGACGATGTGGTTAAATCAATATACAGCACCAATTCCATAATGATAGAGGGTCTATTCTACCTCAACAATCAACAATGCGAAGATGTGCTTCTACATAATCCTAAGGTGTTCGTGGATGGAGAAGAATACATCATACAAAGCGTAAGTGATGTAGAACTCAATTCGTCTAACGGATGCCCTGTAAAGCTTAAACTATTTAAGAAACTATGATAGTAGATATAAAGAATATGAGCGACCTGACTTCTCCCGAATACATGGGAGATTTCGGGGTCATATCTGCCCAAAGCGGTGATGTTTATGGTATGGAAACCGTAGCCACTGGAGTTTACGAAGAAACTGTTTACGAAAGAACGGCTTCTATGCAAACTGTAAACGTGTGCGGTACTCCCATTTACGAAGCGGTAGTTTGGGTGAGATTTTCTAAAAAGGTGAAACTTTCTTTCGAATCTGGAGTAGAGTACGCTCTAATATCCAGCAACGTTAACGGAAGTATAATTGACTACGGTACGTCTGGAAAATACAACTACGTAGCTGTACGTGTTTTCAGCATTCTGGGTGATATAAAGGCTAAGCAGGTAGTGGACTTCTACGATACCACTCACTCGTTTAAAATAGTCAAAATAGGCAATTTTATTCGCAGTTTAGCTATAGCGTCGGTCAGTTCCGTAATTAAAACCAGTACGTATGGGGTATTCGATACGGCTTACGCTTTCGATAAAACCTCGTCAATAGTGTTCAACGACCTCAACTATGTATCAAGCAAAGAGGTTGCCGAGATTTACAACAATATTGTTAATGGCTTTCTATTAAAAATAGTTAAAGAGGCTAGAACAATTACTTATGGAGGGGTAAAACTCAGCGAGTTAGGAATTAACAATGATTTTTCCAACACTATAAATAGTAGTCAAGCTGATTACATATTTAAAGATGTGTTTCAGTTATCGCCAAAAGAGAAAACGATTACAACAAAAAGTGGTAGATTTATTTTCAATTTTAATGGCACTATAATATAGGATTATGACAATACCAGTTTATCAAGCTCAAATGCCAGATGGCGAATGGGCTGGAATCCTAAACATAAGTCTAGTCGATGAACCAGCTATGGAGGTGGGGTTCGCTAAGTATAGCAACGAGAACCCTATTCCTAATGTCAAGTTCGACAAAGAACAAAAGACTATCGTAGGTGCGGTTATAGTTCCTGATAAACTTATTTACAGAGAGGATTCTTTCGGAGACCCTTACTATGTAACCTTTAGCAAGGAGATTATTCGAGATATGGCTAGAGGTATGCTGACTAGCGGCACTCAGAGTTCTTTTTCTGTTCATCATGCGGATAGGCTTGCTTCTTGGAAAGTCCAATGCGAGGAAGTCTGGATAAAGGAATCGCAGAATGATAAGTCTATCGACTATGGATTCGACCTACCTGACGGAACTTTGTTCATGAAAGCTAAAGTAAACGACGATGGTTTATGGGAGAGGATTAAAGAAGGAGAATTTAACGGCTTTTCAATGGAAGCTATCAATGATTTTCAATATAAGTATATGACAGAAAAACTTTTATTTCACTCGATTGAAGTGGGTCAGCCGATAATGGTTAGAACACTTGAAAACAACATAGAGTTATTTTCTGGAGAATTTGACCATGAGGGCAACCACGTTGTCGCTAAAGATGGTAAAATCGAAGAAGTAACTGCTATCGTTGAAGAACCAATAACTGATGAGAATGACACTACCGAAGGTACTGATTCTGGTGCTGCTGATGTGGACGGAGGAACTGACGCAGAAGTTAAAGCTGAGCTTGCAGAAGTTAAAACTGAACTCTCCGCTGTAAAAGAATCGCTGGCAGCAGTCCTAAAAGGATTGGAGCAATTCTCTAGTATGAATAAAGAGATTGAAGGAATCAACGAAAGAATGGCTCTTCAAAATCTTGCGTTCAAACAACAAAACGCTGTAGCTGAGACAGTAGAAAACGCTGAACCAGTCAAAGCTGACAGATTAACTATTTTAAGTAAAACCAAAAACATTTTTAAAGCATATTAATTTATGGCAACTGTAACTCTTGTAGATTCAATCAAACAAACAGGTTGGGGAAATAGAAAGTCGGAATTGTTCATCGACGCAATCATGATGTCTGACGCTTTCCTTAACGGAATGACAATTATAGACGGTGTAAAATCAAAAGCTCAAATTCCTATCTATGAAGCTTCTATGAGCTTCGGTAACGATGTTTGCGACGTTACTAAAGGTGGTGATGGCAGTTACTCTATCTCTGAGAAAGAGGTAAGCAACAACCCATTCACTTGGTACTTCTCTAACTGTAAGACTGCTTTGGAAGGAACTTACCGTTCTCAAATGCTTCGCAAAGGTCAGCTTAATGAGCAAACTCTTGACGATGAGTTCAAAGAGTGGTTGTTCGACTACTTCGCAAAACGTATCGGTGAGAAGTGTATGGAGACTGCTTACAACGAGTTGAAGGCTAAGATAAATTCTGCTTCTACTTCTAAGAACGTAGGCGAAAAAACAACTCTTGTTTCTTTCTCTGCTGTTACTAAAGCTAATATCCTTTCTAAGCTTGAAGCTATGTATCAGGCGTTCCCAACTGAATTGTTGAACACTTACATGAATCAGACTGATAAGGACTACGCTCCAACTATCTACATGAACGCTCGTACTATCCAGCTTTACCAGTTGGCTATGGCTGAGAAATACACGACTACTCCTGTAGGTATTATAGAAGGTCAGATTCCTTCTTGGATGGGCTTCAAGGTTGAGATTTGGTCTTACCTAGCTGATGGCGAAATCATCGTTTGTCCTAAGGCTAACTTCCTTTTGATTACTGACGATTTCGGTGATACTAAGGCTATCCAAACTGAGTACGAAGCTAAGACTAACAGCGAAGAGTTCTTCGGTAACTTCCGTCTTGGATTCGACTTCCGTAGAGGTGATTTGATTGTTGCTCACTTGAACGGCTCTGCTGCTTCTGCTGCGTCTGCTGCATCTACGAAATAAATTTAACACTCAATAAACGAGGGGAGGGAGATTTCTCCTTTCCCTCTTTTTATTTAAATAATTAATAATCAATAATATATGGCTTGTACATTATATAAAATAGATGAGTTCAGAAGCATGGTAAGCTCCATTACTGGTAGCTGTAACACTGCTTTCGGTGGTCTAAAGAAGGTTGAGTTCTACGAAAAAGGGACTGAAGGAACTGCTGAAGAACCATTGTTTATTCTAGACTTCAATATTTACGACGGATATACCAATTTCGTTGAGGAAAAGACTGCTAGTCTTGATGGAGCTGTTGAGTGCGTTCAAACTCTTAGCGTAGAAGTTCCTAAAGCTTCAAATGCATCTAAGGTTATGACTTTCGCTAATCCTAACCAGAAGTTCTCTGTAAAGATATACAACAAGAAAGACCAAATCATTCTTATGGGCAAGGAGTATGGTGCTTCTCTTAAAACATCTAACGTAAGTTCTGGTGCGCAGCGTATGGATAAAGACGCTATCCAGCTTACATTCGAAGCTAGAGAGATTAATCTAAGTACGGAGATTACTAAGCTTGTGGATGAAACTATGGCTGTTTCTGAACTAGAACCTGCTGAATTGAAGCAAGTAGAAATAACTGATACCACAATAAGCGTATCGTTCCCTAAAGCTGCTGTATCTAAAGCATTCAAGTGGGATAACGCAAAAGGTAGTACACTTACCGCTAACAACGTAAATAGCGATACTTCTAAGAAGGTTAAGTCTATAGCTATGAAGATTGCTGACATTAACGAGGTTAATGGATTTATTCTCGTTTCCCTCTTAGTAGCACCAGATTCTCTAACTATGGGTAATTCTATGTATTCTCCTATATTTGTTTCTGGAGTTGAACAAACTTGGTTGTATAACAATACCGAAATCGCTGTATTCTCTAGCGGTGTAGGTCTAAAAATAAATGACTAATTATGGCTTGCGCATTATATGATGGTATTCAGTCGATTGTAAACAACTGTGATATAACGACTGGTGGTCTTAAAGAGTTGAGAATGTCCCAGTATAAAGAGGGAGCTACCTATGATGATTATCTAATGACTATCGGTATAGCTACTCTAAACTTCAATACCGATGATAAGACTACTAACTATGTAGAGAATCTTACCAACAACGACAACGGAACTACTGTTGTGGAGAAAACTCTTACGGTATTCCTTTCTGGGTATGACGGAGCTAGACACGAGGTTATTAACGAGCTTTGTAATCCATACAAGAAATTCATATTCATGGTAATATTTGCTGATAGTTCACGAATGATGATGGGTATGGAGAATGGAGCTGTTCTTACTTCTGTTAGATTCGAATCTGGAGCTAACGCAGAAGATACTAACGGTGTAACTCTAACGTTCTCAGCTAAAGAAAGCAAACACGAGAATAGTTACTAATAAGTTCTTACATACACAATAAGGGAGGGGGAGGTGATAAACTTCTCCCTCCCTTTTATTTTCAGCCAATGATACAAGCAAAGAAGAATAGTACGATAGAAGTGGCTCTTCCGAGGGAATTGTCATACTTCGAAGATGATGAAAAGCTTCCAGCAATCACAGGTGATGTTGGGGTGGTGTTAACAAAACTGGTCGGTAGAAAGAATTTTACAATAGTACAGCAAGAAGATTTGTTTATTCACTACTATTGCGGTAGACCATATACAATGTTTTTTGAATTGGGAGACCTACCTAGTGGCGAATATTTGCTCAAAATTCTTTTCAAAGACCACTATAAGTACGTAACAATCTGTAATATACAATGAAATTATTTGATGAGATAAAAAGACGAGTTGAACATAGCTTCGCTTATAGGGATTTGACGGTAAGCACAACTCTTGCCGACGAGCAGAATCCAGCGATAGAATCGGTATTCAACTCAATCTATACACCTAAGACAGGTAAGATAGATAGTTATGACTATATTAAATATGGCTCTGACGATAAGCTCGACCAAGTTATAGACGCTCTTTTATACAAGTCCGCTACGCACGCAGGTATCTTGTCTAAGAAAGCTAAGATGGTGGCAGGAAACGAGCTTATTCTCGAAGGAGAGGAATCTTTAGGCAAGTCTGAAGCACTGGAGCTTAAAGCGTTTAAAAGTCGCTGTGGTGGCACAGGAAAGACCTTATACGCAGTGCTGAAAGAAGCTGCTTATCTATACGAGAAAGACGGAGCTGTAGGATTGGATATTACTTACGATGTCGGCTTCAAGTCTATCATATCCATTAAGCCAGTAGCTCAATATAATCTTAGATGCGGACTTCCAGATAAGAACAACGAGGTGCAATACTACGTTAAACGTGTCGGAGGTTTTAAGCGTAACAGCTCTAAGACTATTCCAGTAAAGGAGGAGAAGATTGCAGCATTTGACCTGTTAAACGAATCAGCAGTAAGACAACTCTTATATATTAAGAACCCATTATCAAGCTCTGAATATTATGGTATGCCTAATTATCTGGGAGCTTATTATTTTATCGCAGCGGATTTTGAGTTCGGTAAATCTATCCTTAACTCAGCGAGAAACGGATTTGCTCCTAAACTATTGGCTTCATTTATTGGTAGGAATATGTCTACTGATGATAAAAGAACTGAAGCTGCTAAATTCGCATCTAACTTTCAAGGAAGCGAGGGAGAACAAGTAATTCTGTCTTGGGTCAGGAAGAAAGAAGATATGCCTGAGTTTAAAACTCTGGATATTCAAAATCTAGACAAGACAATATCCGTTATGGCTCAGCTTGACGATAGCAAGATATTAACGGCTCATAACATCACTTCTCCGACACTTTTCGGTATTCAGGTAGCAGGTAAGCTAGGTGGTACTGGAAACGAATTAGGAACGGCTTATGAGCTTTTCAGGACTACTGAAACTCTTCCTAACAGACAGCTAATCCTTGAAGCTTTTCAATCCATATTCGACAGAACCAAATACGTCGATAAGATAAAGCTAAAGATTGAGGACGTAGAATTAAACTTTGGAAACGAAAGCGTAGAAGCTAAAACTCCAGAGCAATCAGAAACTAAAGAAGAATAATGACACTAATGACATCCGAACTTATTATAGACGATGGGTATTTCAGAGAGAATTATCCATTACCATTCCAAACGAACGCTAAGCAACTGGAAGCCATAATTAGAATGACGCAAAAGATTCAGATGCGTTCTATTCTTGGTGATGTTCTTTACTCGGAGGTTCTTAGATATGTGGAGAATCCTGACGCAGAGAATCCAGTACACGACGCTATCGAGGAGATTAAAATGCTCCATTGTTTGTATGTAGCTAAAGCCCTATTCACTACTTATTACAAAGATGGTGATAAGGATGTGAGAGATTACAATATTAGCTACATAGAGGGAGACATAAAAACTCTCGAATCCTATATGATTAGTACGGTTAAGGCTAATGCCCAACTAAACGACTATACGCAGGTAGACAGCGATAATCCTTTCGATGATGATTATCAAAACTACGGAACAGTTTATTACCCTAACGACGAGGAATAATGGCAGATATATATAGAGGAACGGATTTGATTATACGCTTCAGTATGCCTGAAGATTTCGACGGAAGTAATTATAGAGCAAAGGCAGCCGTGTACACAACAGACCAAAATAAGGCTCTAACTTTCTTATCTTCAAACGGTTACAGTACAACTAACGGAGGATTCATGATTGACGATGAGGATTTGCTTCTAATGATTCCTTCAACAGTATTGGCTGGACTGGCAAACGGAGCTATAAAATATGTCTTGAACATAGGTATTCCTAACAGTTACTTCCCAGATAAATATCAAGACGATATATCAGAGGGTAGCACAGGAATGAACTTAAAAGACGCAAGTGTAAACGTTAGAATGGATTCTTAAATGGCAAGTATAGATAATAACGAAGTAAACATATCAACTAACCCTCAGGAAGTCTCGGTTTCGACCGAGCGTCCTGAGGTTTCGATTACGATAGAAAGAAATACTCCTACCGTAAGTGTTAATAGAGCTGAAGTTACAGTAAGTTCTAATAATAATATTTACGAGGTAGGATTCTATAATTTGACGGACGAGCAGATTGAGAAGATTGCGGCATTAGCTTCAGTAAACATCTCGATAGTAGATAGCTTGGATAGTGAGGATTCTACTAAGGCTCTTTCGGCAAGACAGGGTAAGATATTGAACGACAAGATAAGCGCAATCAATCTTGGTGATTTCGACTTATCCGACTACGCAACTAAAGACCAGTTGAAAGAAGTAATCAACAATGTGTACACGAAAGAGGATGTAACAACGTTGATGAACTCTCTGGCAGATATTATAGATACGAAGCTTACTGTCGTGGATTTGACCGATACGAATGGCAACGTTATTGGAAAAGCCACTACTTCTAACTTCGGAGTTAATGGAACATTATACGCAAACGACGTGAATTTAGGAGGTGTAAGCTTAACAAGCACGATAGAGGATAAAGTAAAGAGTGCGAAAGACGCTCTCTCGAACGCAATAGATAGTCTTAGTAGCGATTTAACTTCTATCATAGACGGACTATCAAACGACTTAAATAACACCGTAGAATCGGTAAATAACAGCTTAAACGAGGTTAATAACAATATCTCTACAGCCGTAGATACAATTAACTCGGATATAGCTAGTACAAACAACGCAGTATCTACTGTAAGTGCGAACGTTGCTACCTTAGAAAGCGACTTAGCTCAGACTAACGACACGCTTGACACAACTGTAAGGCTTACTACGAATACTGGTAAGAGCCTTGTAACTCTGTACGATTGGATAGAAGCTAACTTCGATAGGAATGTTACTGATTATATAGCAACGAGAAAGCCTATAGTTTCTTCTGGTGATGTGGCTGCCTTTGGTGCTGGTGTAGTTGATGGTGGGGGTTCTGGCTCTGGTGGTGCTAGTTCTGTGTCTGAACTTACGGATGTTACGCTGTCGAGTTTAGCCGACAAAGACATTCTTCAGTATAGCGCAAGTAAGTCTAAGTGGATAAACACGCAGATTGAAAGCTCTGTTACAAGTGCTGAGAAAACCAACTGGAACGAAGCTGCTACATGGGTAAATAGCATTAAGGGCTCTGATACTGACGGTATTGTAAACAAGTGGGATGAGATTGTTAAATTTGTAGACGGATTTAGCACAAGTACATCTCTTGCTACAGAGTTTAAGAAATATCTTCCATTGTCAGGTGGAACAATGACAGGTGCGATAACTACATTTGCAGGTTCTACTGATAAGCCAAATATTATCTCTAACAATGGTAATTTTTACATCAAATCTTCGGCTGGTGTTGGATTAATTCCTAATAA